CCGTCAAGCAGTGGCTCCACCTCGTGACGCAGCGCATGTTCACGGTGTTCCAGCAGACGAACCTGTACAACGCGCTGCCGATCCTCTACGGCGACATGGGGGTGTTTGGGACGGCGGCCATGGCCGTCGTCATGGACAGTCGGGACCTCTTCCGCTGCTACGCGTACCCGCTCGGCAGCTTCGCCCTGGGCCTCGGCGCGCGCGGCACCGTGACGGCCTTCGTGCGGGAGTTCGAGCTGACGGTGCGCCAGGTCGTCGAGGACTACGGCGTCCTGCCGGGTGCGAGAGACATCGACTGGTCGCGGATCTCGCTCCGCGTCAAGAACCTGTGGGACCAGGGCAACTACCTCGCGCCGGTGACTGTCGTCTGGCTGGTGTGCCCGAACGACGAGGCGGATCCTCGCCGGCTCGAGTCGCGGTTCCTGCCCTTCGCCAGCGTCCACTACGAGCGCGACACGCGAGACGCCGGCCCCGGCGACCGCGACAAGTGCCTGCGCGAGTCAGGCTATCGGACGTTTCCGATCATGGCGCCGCGGTGGGACGTCACGGACAACGACGCGTACGGGACCGACTGCCCGGGGATGACGGCGCTGGGCGACAACAAGCAGCTCCAGGTCATGCAGCGCCGGAAAGGGCAGCTCATCGCCAAGGCCGTCGACCCGCCGCTGCGGGGGGCCCCGGAGCTGCAATCGCAGAAGACGAGTCTCCTGGCCGGCGACATCACGTACGTCAACTTCCGCGAGGGCGCGCCCGGCCTCGCGCCGATTCATGAGGTGCGCCTCGAAGGGTACCAGCATCTCGTCGAGGACCTGCGCGACGTGCGCTTTCGCATCCAGCGCGCGTTCTTTGAGGACCTGTTCCTGATGCTGGCGTCTTCGGATCCCCAGCGCGGCACGCAGCCGATCACCGCGCGCGAAGTCGCCGAGCGCCACGAGGAAAAGCTGCTCGCCCTGGGGCCCGTGCTCGAACGGACGAACGACGAACTGCTCGACCCGTTCATCGACCGCGCCTACCTGCTGATGGAGGAGGCCGGGCTCCTCCCGGAGCCGCCCGACGACGTGCAGGGGGTGCAGCTCAAGGTCGAGTACCTGAGCATCCTCGCGCAGGCGCAGAAGCTCGTCGGGGTGACCGGCCACGATCGCTTCCTGCAGTCCACGCTCCCGCTGGCGGAGATCTTCCCCGAGGTGCGGCACAAGCTCAACGCCGACCAACTCGTCGAGGACTACGCCGACATGCTCGGCGTCGACCCGCGCATCATCCGCTCGACGGAGGAGACGGCGGCGCGCGTCGCGGCCGAGCAGGAGGTCCAGCGCGGCATGGTCGCGGCCCAGCAGGCGAAGGAGCTGGCGGGCGCGGCGGCCGCGGCCGGCAAGGCGCCCGTCGCGCCGGACAGCGCGCTCGATCGGCTGCAGACGGCGCTCCGAGGGTAGGCGATGACGGACGCACGCAGCAGCGACGGTCGGCGACCTGGCGACGCGGCGCTCGTGCGCAACGCGGCCGACGCGCAGCAGGTCCAGCGCGGCGGGCGGCTGGCGCAGCGGCGCCGCGACCGGGAGCTGAACGACCTGCGGGCCGTCCTCGCGACGGCCGAGGGGCGCCGGGCGATCTGGCGACTGCTCGAGCACTGCGGGGTGAACCGCTCGAGCTACGACCCGTCGCAGCGCGGGGATTCGACGGTGTTTCGCGAAGGGGCTCGGAACGTCGGCCTGTTCTTGATGGCGGAGATCACGGACGCCGACGAGGAAGCGCTGGTCACGATGATGCGCGAGGCCCGCGCGCGTGCGCAGTCGGAGGCGCTCGAGAACGTGGCAACGCGGACGCCGTCCGCATCGGACAAGAGGGAGGACAACGATGGCAGGGAATCCGTCTGACACCGCCGGCGCGCAGGGTACCCCCGAGAGCGCGGCGGCTGCAGGCAGCGCAGCGGCCGCCGTCAACGCGGCGGGTGCAGCGCCAGCGAAGCCCGCCGAGGCGGGAGCGACGAAGACCGACGAAGGCGGTGCGGCGGCAGCCGCGGCGCCGGCGGCGGAGAAACCGGGAGGCACGGGCGCGGAACCCGGGCAGCCGGCCGGCGGCGAACCGCCGAAGGCGCCCGAGAAGTACTCGCTTACGGTGCCGACGGGCGACGAGAAGTACGTCGACGATCGCGTGCGGGCGCACATCGAGCGCGTCGCCAAGGCGTCGGGCTGGTCGAACGACGACGCGCAGGCGGCGCTCGAGGAGTTCCTCGGGAACGTGAAGGCGGAGCATGCCGCCTACCTCGAGGAGACGAAAGCGGACGAGCACTACGGCGGCGACAAGCTGGAAGAGACCCAGCGGCTCGCCAAGGTGGCGATCGACCGCCTCCGGCCGGTGGGCCACGCGCGGCGCGACTCGTTCCTCGCCTTCGTGAATCGGGCGGGGGCGTTCAATCACATCGAGGTCGTCTCGTTTCTCGCCGACCTCGGCAGACTGATGGCCGAAGACCGTCCCGCATCGGGGGGCGCGCCGGGCGGTGCGGTGAAGCCCACGCGCGATGTGCTCTACGACAAGACGGCGTCGGCCACGTAGAGGAGACGTTCATGCGATTCGTGATTCTCGTTCTGACCGCGCTCTGTTCGATCTTCGCGATCGACGTGGGCGCGGTCGGTCACGCCAGCGCGACGGTCGGGTCCGGCACGACGCTCGGCAGCGCGCTGTTCTACCTCGGGCTGGGCGGCGCCGTCGTCGTGGGCGCCGTGCTCGATACCGGCGGCCTCACGATGGCCGACATCGCGAAGCGGCTCGATCCGAACGACCGCATCGCGCGGATCATCGAACTGCTGATGCAGAAGAACCAGATCCTCGAGGACATGCGGTGGATCGAGGGGAACCTGGTCACGGGCAACCGCACGACCGTCCGCACGGGGCTCCCCCAGGTCTTCTGGCGGCTGCTCAATCAGGGCGTCCCGACGTCCAAGTCGCACACCGCGCAGATCGACGAGCAGTGCGGGATGCTCGAGGCGTACTCGCAGGTCGACCGCGACCTGGCCGAGCTGGGCGGGAACCTCAACGCCGTCCGGCTGTCCGAGGCGCGGCCGTTCATCGAGGCCATGAACCAGGAGCTGGCCTCCACGCTGTTCTACGGCGCGGCGTCCTCGCCCGAGGAGTTCATCGGGCTCGCACCGCGCTACTCGAGCCTGACGGCGCCCAACGGCAGCAACATCATCAGCGCCGCTGGGAGCGGCGCCGACAACACGTCGATCTGGCTCATCGCCTGGGACGAGGAGACGGTCTGCGGCATCTACCCGAAGGGGTCGACGGCGGGCCTGTTCCACGAGGACCTCGGCCTCGAAACGGTCGAGAACGCCGGCGGCGTCGCCGGCCGGCTGATGCGCGCCTACCGCGACCACTGGCAGTGGAAGGCCGGGATCGCGCTCAAGGACTGGCGCTACGTCATCCGCATCTGCAACGTCGACGTCTCCGACCTGGGCGGCGCGACGCCTGCGGATCTCATCGACGCGATGGAGCAGGCCGAGGAGATCATCCCCGACGAGCTCGGCACGCGCGCCTTCTACATGAACCGGACGGTTCGCCGGTTCCTGCGGAAGCAGTACCGCACGGACGTGGCGTCCGGTGGCGGGCTGACGTACGAGAACGTGGGCGGGAAGCGGGTGACGATGTTCGGCACCACGCCCGTCCGGATCAGCGACGCGATCCTCAACACCGAGGCGGCGGTCGCCTAACGCGCGCAGACGCAGAGAGAGGGAGCACCACATGTTCATTGACGCTTTCGGGCTGGTCTCGGACGCGCAGGCGGTCGCCGGCGCGGACACGGACGTCAGCACGAACTCGATCGACCTCGGCGACGTGACGCCGAAGCGCGAGATCGGCACGGGCGAGCCCGTCGGGTTCGGCGTGTCGATCGACGTCGCGGCCGTGACGGGCGGCGGCGAGACCTACACGTTCGAGGTCATCCAGTCCGCCGCCGGGGACCTCAGCGCGCCGGACGTGCTGGCGAGCTACCTGTTCACCGCGGCGCAGCTCGCGGCGGGCGCCCTGTCGTTCCTCGACGTGCCGCCTGGCAGCCCGACGAAGCGATACCTCGGGCTCCAGGTGGTGAAGACCGGCGCGGGCGCGGACGTGACCTTCACGGCGTGGCTGACGGCGCGCAGCGCCTTCTCGATCTTGGCGAAGAGCTACGCGCGGGGCTACGCGGTCTAGGCCCCTGACTGGCCGGCGGGGCGGCGGCGAGCGCCGCCGTCCCGCCGGTTCGACGACGACACGCAAAGGAGTGAGACATGCCGAGACCGAACGGTCCGACCGGTGAGGGCAAGGACAACGGGCGCGCCATTCCTGGTCCGGCCGCCGCGCGCACCGCCGCGGCGAAGCCGGGGCAGCCCGAGAAGGTCCAGGCCACGCGGCTGGGCTACTACGGGCACATGCGGCGGCGTCCCGGTGCCGTGTTTGCCATTCGCGACGGCTCGCACTTCTCCGCGCGGTGGATGCGGCGCGTCCCGCCGGACACCCCGGAGACCTCGGCGGCCGACGACAAGGCACGCCAGGAGCACGCCGCACTGATCGAGAAGCTGGTGCCGCCGAAGTTGCCGACGGGCGACGAGGGCGCTGCCGGCCAGGATCGGCCGACGGGCGATCAGAACCCACTCGACGTGTAGGGGGAGGACGCCGTGTTCGATTGGACGGTTGACGTGTCGGATCTCCTGGTGCTGACCGGCGCCCTGGTGGCGCTGCTGCGCAGCATGCGCCTGCAGACGCTCCGGGATCAGAAGATCGACCTGTTGCTCTTCGGGACACCAGAACACCCGGGCCTGCTGGGCGACGTCAACCACCTGAAACAAGAGATGTACGACCCGATCGGTGCGGTGGCCCGTCTCCGGCGGTCGCTCACGCGGATTCGCGTGGCGCTGGCCGCCAAAGGAATCCAGGCCGAGGAATGACGCCATTCGACCTGGCCCAGCGGTTCGTCGGCGAAGTCATCGAGATCCCCGGGCCCGAGCACGCGCCGTTCATCCAGTGGTGCCTCGAGGCCTGCGGCTACGGGCCCGAGGCGCCGGACGAGACGCCCTGGTGCTCCGCGTTCGTGAACCGGATCGCCTGGCTCCTGCGGCTGCCGCGGTCGAAGTCCGCTGCGGCGCGGTCCTGGCTGACCGTGGGCTACAGCGTGCCGCTCGAGCAGGCGACGACGGGCTGGGACATCGTCGTGCTGACGCGCGGGAAAGAACCGCAGCCGGGCCCGGACGTGACCGACGCCCCCGGGCACGTCGGTTTCTTCGCCGGTC